CGCTGGCAAAGCCGCCGGAACCGCCGCTGCCACCGCCGTCACACCCTAACATCCCCCGCACGCCATGAGCTTGATGAACATTGCCGAGCAGAAGCCCTACTTTGGCGCCAACTACGACGTAGGCTACATCGGGTTCACCGTGACCAAGGCGAGCTTTGTCTCCGCCGGCATCAGTTGGTTCACCAAATGGGATGCCCTTCCCAAGGTGCCGCGCCCGACGCATTGCTTTATTGTCACCGGCGCGGATGAAACGGTTGAGGCGTTCCCACATGGCGTTGCGCGGGGCAATCTATCATCGAAACTGGCCGACAAGGACGTTGCCGTCCTGATTCGACGCCCACGCTACTACAACACGGACATGGGCGAGCGCATCGCCCTGCACGCGGCGGAGTATGTAGGCGAGAAATACGGCTATTGGCTGGTGGCCATGCACGCCGTAGCCGGTTCCATCGTGGGCCGGCTGTTCAGCACCCTGACCCGAGGCTGGTTCGAGCGGTTGGTCACGTCCATTGGCGACAAGAAACAACAGCAGATGTGCTCTGAACTGTGCGCCCGCGTCCTGCAAATGGAGCCGCAACTCGAATTACTCGGCATCCTGCAAGACCCGGCCCGTACTATCACGCCCATCGAATTGTTCACTGACACTTATTGCTTCGAGCCGCCTGAATACGCGGTGAAGCTGACCGGCGAGATTCAATCGTCAAAGTCCTGACACCTTTTTGCGCCACAGCATTGAACGGCGGGGAGAAATCCGCCGAGTCTCCGGTGGGTAACAAGGCTGCTGTGGCGTTTTTAATTTATGGTTGACGAAACCGCAACCCCGATTATTCTTAGACCAAACCCGAATGAGCGAACCAGCTAAAACCGCCAAAGATGCCCTCACCAAGGCCGCCGTCGGCAAGCGCATCGAACTCACCCAGGTCAAGCTGCCCATCTTTGCCCTGTGCCGCAAGCTGCAAGACCGGAGCCACAAATACAAGCGGCCCTTCTTCTCACCGCACCAACTCAAGACCCTGCTCCAGTGCATCGCGGATGGAACCCCGCAAGACCATGCCTGCCGCGTGGCCGGTATCACCAAGGCATCGTTCTACCAGTGGCGGAAGGCCAGCGTTGAGTTTGATGAAATCATTGAGATTGCCAAGGCCAACGGCATCGCCAAACGCCTCGGTATCATTCGGGACGCTTCTTCGCGGGATTGGCGGGCGGCGGCGTGGATGCTCGAACGCTGTCACCCGGTATTCTTCGGCCCGGGCAAGCAGAGTGTCGAAGTGTCCAACAAAGGCAACCCACTTGCCAACATGGTCGCCGTTGTCCTGCCCAAGAAAACCGATTCATTAACCCATGCAAACGAAGTACGAGAGATTACAGAGAGGGCTGAAAGCCAAACGGACACCAACGGAGATTCGGCCTCAACCGGGGCCACAGACGAGCTTTCTCCAATCGAAAGCTGACATCGCCATCTTTGGCGGTGCCGCCGGCGGAGGCAAGTCCTACGCCCTGTTGCTCGAACCGTTCTATCACGTCACCAACCCCAAGTTCCGGTGCGTGGTGTTCCGCCGAACCGTCCCCATGATACGCCAGCCCGGCGGGTTATGGGACAGCAGCCGTGAGATTTATACCCGCCTCCGCGCCGAGGCCCGCGAGCAAACCCTTGAATGGCGGTTCCAATCCGGCGCCCTCATCAAGTTCGCCGGACTCGAACTCGAAGCCGACGCCTACGGCTGGCAGGGGAGCGAAATCGCCCTGCTCTGCTTCGATGAACTCACCCAGTTCACCGAACGCCAATTCTTCTACCTGCTGTCCCGCAACCGCTCCACCTGCGGCATCAAACCCTACGTCCGGGCCACCACTAACCCGGACTCGGATTCATGGCTCCGCTACTTCATCGAGTGGTGGCTTGACCCCGTCACCGGCCTGCCCATCCCCGAACGCGCCGGCGTGCTCCGCTACTTTGTCCGCATTGACAACGCTCTCACATGGGCGAACTCCGCGCAGGAACTCATCGCGCAGTTCGGCAACGACTCCGCCCCCAAAAGCGTCACGTTCATCCCCGCCAAGGTCACGGACAACAAACTCCTGCTCGAACGTGACCCGTCCTATATCGCCAATCTCAAGGCCCTCCCGCTCGTGGAACGGGAACGGCTCCTGAGCGGCAACTGGAACATCCGGGCCACCGGCGGCAACTTCTTCCGGCGCGAATGGTTCGGCCTCGTGGACAAGGTGCCGGATAACATCGTCGCCCGCGTCCGGTTCTGGGACAGGGCAGCTTCCGAACAGAAACCCGGAACCGACCCGGACGCCACCGTCGGACTGCTCATGTCCCGCGATTCCCAAGGCGTCTATTACATCGAGCACGTCGCCCGCATGTTTTGCACCCCGGGCAAGGTCACAGAGGCAATGGTTGCCTACGCCGCCCAGGATGGACGCAACACGACCGTCGCGTTCCACCAAGACCCGGCCAGTGCCGGTGTGTACGAGGCCCAGGTCACCAGCCGGGCGTTGGACGGCTACAACGTCCGCTTCGAGACTGCCTCGGGCAACAAGGAAACCCGCGCCAAACCCGTTAGCGCACAATCCGAGGCGGGCAACGTCAAGATGGTGCGCGGCGGGTGGAACGACGCCTTCCTGCGCGAGGTGGAAGCCTTCCCGGTCGCCCGCCACGATGACCAGGTTGACGCCCTGTCCGGTGCCCACGGATTCCTCTGCGCCAGCACCTCCTGCGGCTTCTCCTCCGCCGACGGTTTTGGGGGTGAAGAAAAAAATGAAATTATTGTTGACAACTTTGCGGAGTTAGGGCATTTATAGGGGTGATTATGTGAGTAATGGTCACATAACCGGAAACGAATTGAGACAACGAAACGGATAAAACGATGAACGAGCAAGAGATTGAACGCAGGTTGGTCGCCTTGGAAAAGACCGTTGAGAAACTCCGCAGTTCACTGTTCCCGCTGGCGAATGGTGACATGCCGCCCCCCAACATCAGTCGCATCACCAGCATCCAATGGTTGTGCGCCAACGAGTATGGCATCACCATCTCGGATATGCTGAGCCGGAGCCGGGAGGAGCTTTACGTCGTGCCGCGTATGCTGGCAATGTATCTGTCACGGCATCATGCCGGGGTCAGCTACACCGCGATTGCACGCCGGTTCGGGAAGAAGTGCCACGGCACGGTGATGCACGCGATTCGCAGCGTGTCCAGCAAGTGCGAGACGGACAAGAAGTTCCGAGCCATCAAAGACAAGCTGGCGGTGGAAATTGCCAGTTGGGAAAAGGACCCCATTGTTGACCTTGAAACCGAACCGAAAGCCTGAACCCATGAGTGCGATAGCCGACACCATCAAAACGACCCTGATAACGGATGTGGAAGTGGATTACCTGCTGCATCCCGGATGCGACGCCACCTACTACGACCCGCCGGAGCCGGAAACGGTTGAACTGCTGGCGGTGCGCGTGGGCGGCGCGGACATCCTGAGCAAGCTCAACGCCGAAGCCCGAGGCGACCTTGAGGACAGAATACTAACCTCGGCACAGAAACAGGATAAAGCAAATGAGTGAACCAACTAGAAAATAACCAGTCAAAGGAACGCCAACGATGACAGCCAAAATTGACCCGCGCTATGACCATGTTTGGTTCTGGCGCACGCGATTGCCGCACCGGAAAGGCCAGCCGTGCCGGGTTGTGGTGCGCGGCGGCATGAACAGCATCCTCGTGGAGTTCCCGGACGGCGAACGCTACTGCACCAGTCGCTACGCCGTGCGCAGAATGCGAGACTGAAACGAAAGGAAACGAAGAATGAAACCTACGTGTAAGATAAACAATCAGTCAAGTGTTCTAGGCGAGTTGTTCGGAATAAGCCAATACCTTTGAGAAACAAAACAAGCACGCGACGAAGCATGAAACTTCACCTAAGGGTTCGAGCTTGGGCTTAGATGACATGAACAAATGTCAAGATAACTCAACAGTTGTATTCTCCCGCGCAAGGAACATGCCGTCAGAGAATACGTTCAGTATTACAGCAATCAGAAGTTTTGTTCAGAAATATCTGCTGCAATCCAAAGTGAGCGTTGACCCGTTTGCTAGAAACAGCCGGTTGTGTGACTACACGAACGATATAAACCCGGCCACGGCAGCGAAATGGCACATGGACGCGGAGGCGTTCCTTGAAATGCTGTACACCAATGGTGTCAAGGCGGATTGCATTCTGCTTGACCCACCTTACAGCCCGCGTCAAATCATCGAGTGCTATCGGGGCGCAGGCGTGAGCGTGACAATGCAGACGACTCAAAATAGTCGTTTGTACAGAAGGGTTCGAGACGCGGCGCTGAGGATATGCACAGACGACGCCGTTGTGCTGAGCTTCGGCTGGTCATCGAGCGGGATGGGGTCTGGCCGTGGGTTTGAGTTGTCAGAGGTGTTGCTGGTGTGCCACGGTGGCGCACACAACGACACCATTTGCATAGCTGAACGCAGGGTGCAATCGAATAATCTTGAACTTCACCTAAAGGTTAAAGACGCATGAACTCACTCCTCCCATGCCCGTTCTGCGGTAAAACGGCAAAAGAACCAGCCGACATCCTAGGAACCTGCCTCGTGTACTGTAGCTCTTGCGTTGCACACAGTCCTATCCGAAACACCATCCCGGCAGCTGTCACGGCATGGAACACCCGCTTCCAGCGCGGCAAGAAAACTGTCATGCCCGCCGACACCCGGCTCCGGCACTGCCCGTTCTGCGGCCAGAACCCAACCCCGGCAACCCTGGTCTGCATCGGCAACAGCCGAACCGACCGCTTTGCCGTCCACTGTTGCTACTGCGATTCCTACGGCCCCTTCAAAGACACGCAGGAACTCGCCATCCAACACTGGAATCAACGGCATAAACAACCACAAAAACCGGCATAGAAATAATAAGAACTGCCGCAAAATCAGATATTTACAGCAGCCGCTTAAACATAAAAGCCTATACGCTTAAACAAAAAACCGTCCAAATGACCCCCGAAGCCTGTCTCCAACGTCTGCCGCCCGGCCTTAGCATCACCGAGGCCGCCAAACGCCTCAAGCTCTCGTGGGCCAAGACCCGCAAGCTCATCGCCATCCACGGCTACCAGTTCACCGACGGGCGCCAGTTCATCGGCCATAACCGCCGCAAAATCGCGTTCTACGACCTTGACCCGAACTTCTCACCCTCACAACTTGCCGAACTCTACGGCGTCAGCCGCCAACGAGTCTGGGCGCTCGCAAAGCTCTACAACGTCCAACTCAAGGGCATGAACCGCTCTAAACACCCCCGCAATCGCTCAGAATAGCCCCTACAATGCCCCGAATCCCAAATTCCTTCATACCCCCCAAGAAACTCGGCAACGTCGAAGTATCCGCCAAAGAACGCAAACAACTCCACAAAATATCCATCAACCCAGCCTACATCCGACAAAAACTCGCCTTCTGGGAACAACGCCTCTACCTCCAAGACAAACGCTTCGGCCTCGGCAAACCCCCAAGACTACAATCCTTCGTCACCCTCCCCAACCTATCCCTCTATAAAGTCGTCGGCCTCGAACTCCTCTCCGGCCCAAAGCACTTCATCGAGCGCGTCACCCTCGAACGCGTATACCCAGAAAAATTCAAAACCCTCAAAGACCCACCAACCCAAAAACCAAAACCCATCAAACCGTACTCTACCAAAACCCTCAAACCCATCTATCCCTCAGCAAAATCCCGTAAATCCCCCTACAACCCCTACACCAAGCTAACCGTCCAGGAAGCCGGCAAAGAACCCAAAACCAAATCCTTTAACCCACTCGCTCCTCTCCGCCAATACCCATCCAAACTCCTCGC